GCCGAGGCGGACCAATACCTGATGGCCTACGAGGGCTATCTGGCCGAGGGCAAGATACTCGAAGCCGACGAGCAGAAAGCGCTGTACCTGGCCAAGAAGGCTGAGATCAGGGAGAGGTATCCGGACAAGTAATGCAATCTGCAAGAACTCTTAATATTCCACACTTTTACCATAGTATTCATGGATTGGGCTACGATCATCATTTCATTGGGCGGAGCGCTACTAACTGGCGGCGGAGCATTATCGCTTCTTTACTACAAAGAGAATCGACGAGCCAAGCAGATCGACAACGAGAAATCCATTATCGAGGAATGGCAGGGAGTAGCTAATGACAGGAGACTCCAGTGTGACGAATTGAAGGCCTCTTTGGATAACAAAGATCGCAAGATCGATGAACTTTACAAGGAGAATTCCGAGCTGCGTAAACGTAATGACAAGCTATCGTCTGCCAATACCGCGCTGTCAATATTCAAATGCAAAGTCGTCGGATGCGACAAGCGGCAACCGCCATTCGGGAAAAACGAAGCCTGTGAATCGTAAACCTAATGACTTAAATAAAATAGATTGAGATATGACAACACCACGAGGACTTAGAAACAATAATCCGCTCAATATCGAAAAGACCAAAGGCGGCAACCCCTGGCAGGGCGAGATAGTGCCGTCCGGCGACAGCCGTTTCGCACAGTTCAGAACGATAGCTTACGGCTACCGTGCCGCCTTCAAACTGCTGAACAATTACCAGCGCAATTACGGTCTGGACACGATACGCAAGATGATCGGCCGCTGGGCGCCGTCGAATGAAAACCACACGGACACCTATGTCCGTACCGTGGCGGAGAGATCGGGCGTACCAGCCGACAGTCGAATCACCACGACAAACCGGGATGTGATGGTGCCCATTGTGGCGGCGATGTCGTTTGTGGAGAACGGCGTTGATGCCAAGATGCTCGACGTACAGGCCGGATGGGAACTATTTATCAAAGGATAAAACGTATTATTATGAGAATCAACTTATACAACGAAGATTGCCTGATTGGAATGAAGCGTATCCCCGATGCAAGTGTGGACTGCGTGCTGACCGACCCGCCGTACTTGTACCTCAAGAATCAGAAACTCGACCGTTCTTTCGATGAGCAGGCGTTTTTTGCAGAGGTAAAGCGGATTTTGAAAAAAGATGGATTCATCGTAATGTTCGGACGCGGAACCTCCTTCTATCGCTGGAATACGATTTTGGCAGACCTTGGATTCAATTTCAAAGAGGAAATCATCTGGGATAAATCTTATATCTCATCCCCATTGATGGCGATATCTCGTGTGCACGAAACCGTCTCGATATATACGAAGGGGAAGGGCACGATAAATCGCTGTAAGGTACCTTATCTGGAGGCGAAAGCGCATAATATTGACTCTATTATCGCTGACATCAAGCGATTATGCACTATTTTTCATAATCCAAAGTCATTAAAGGCCGTAGAGGATTTTTTGACACAAAATAAACTAAAATACGAGCCAGATAAACGCCGCAGATGTCACGTAACCGCGCAAACAGGCTTTGGCAGCGAAGATCGAAATGCCGCTGTCATGCGGGCAATGAGCGACGGATACACGGAAAAAAGTATTATCCGATCCGATTTATATAAATGTAGTACATCCAATAAACATAATTTTCACGGTGATATGAGAGTAGGCGATCGATCATGTAATGTGATGCAATCTGTCGAGTTCGGTCAAAGCGAGAAATCCATCATCAAACAGCCCCGCGATCACTATGCAACGATTCATCCTACGCAGAAGCCTGTGCGGCTGTTGGAACGCCTGCTTGCGCTCGTAACCAAAGAGGGCGATATAATACTCGATCCGTTTGCAGGTTCGGCCTCGACGGCCATTGCCTGCATGGATACGGGGAGGGATTTCATCGGATACGAGATCGACAAGGAGTATTATGTCAGAGCGATGGGTCGAATTTCGAAACACCAACCGAAATTAGGTTTACAAACGGCATGAAAAAATATCTCTTCATCGCCCTGCTGATAGTTAGCGGGTTGTTGTGGCTGCAAACGGTGCGGTTGCGAGGTGAACGGTCCGAGCGCAAGCGCGTCCAGTCCAACAACGAGGTATTGACCGACAGCGTGGAGTTCTACCGGACGGCCAGCGGCAAACATGCCGCATCCCGGCAGATACTTGAACTCCGAACCGGAGAACTGGAGCGGTACAATGCGCAACTGGCCGCGCAGATCCGGGAGCTGCGGATCAAGGTCCGGCGGCTGGAGGCGGCGGCCACGACGGCCACGCGGACCGAGGTGCAGATCACGGCGCCCCTGGAACCCGCAGACCCGCAGTCGTCGTCAGCATGGGAGAAATACGGCGCAGGGGTGCGGAGGGCTGCCGATTCGGTAAAGACGGCCCTTAACCGGAAATTCCCCGGACTGCCGAGCGTCCCCGAAGCGAAGGTTTTCAGATGGTCGGATCGCCATGTGAGCGTGGACGGCATAATCCGGGCTGATTCGGTGAGTTGCCAGGTTGTAAGCATCGACACACTCCAGCAGATTGTCCACCGGGTCCCGCGCCGGTTCCTGTTCATCCGATGGGGCACGAAGGCAATCCGGCAAGAGGTTGTATCGTCGAATCCGCATACCAACATTATCTATACCGAGTACATAGAATTTAATAAAGGAAAGCGATGAAAATCATCTACAACAACATTATTCCATTCCCGGGATTTGCCGCCATAAACCTATTCGGGGTAATATTCGCCCGCAAAAAGTATCGCCCGCTGTCGGAAACAACCGTAAACCACGAAGCAATCCATACCGAGCAAATGAAAGAACTGCTGTATGTGGGATTCTACCTCTGCTACCTTGTCGAATGGATCGTGCGGCTGTTCATGAAAGGCAACGCCTACCGTAATATCTCCTTCGAAAGGGAGGCGTACAACTGCCAGCATATCCCCGGATATGCGCAAATAAGGCAGCGGTTCGCACAATGGCGATAAATTAATGTCTCTTGGGGATGGACATAAAAAGTCCCCAACGCTCCTCTCCATTATACCACTAATGTGTGCCATACGCACCGAGCATTGAGGACTATTCCTTAATTCGGGCGTATGGCTTTTTACATTAGTGGTATGTCAAATTTAAACTAAATATTTGATATGGAGATACGTAAAACCGAGATTTTTGCAAAAATACTTGATATTGTTGCAAATGAAACGGAATTGACATCCGAGCAAATCCTTTCGTGTTGTCGCACGGCCGAAACGGTTGATGCCCGTTACATGCTCGTTCATCTATTGCGGCGCGAAGGTATATACATCAGCGAGATCGCCCGCATGATGCATTTCTCTCGCCGAGGTATCGAAAAAATGCTTTCTCAGTTCGAGGACCGCCTCTCTCAAAGCGGACACATCTTCAAAGTGACCTTTGAACGCATTGCGAACAAAGTGCGCATAGCCTTCGAATCATCCCGTTGACCACCCTGCCGAGCCTGACCACCTTTGCATTGTAGCTATAATACAATGCTACCTCAATCGCTGAAGAGGTAAGAAGCGGACGAAATCATGTATATACATGGAAGCAGATTATTTAACGTCGGGCGATCTGGCTATGTGGGAGAGCAATCGCCATTGCTACAAGCACCGCGACGGCATGGCCGCCACGGGTATCGGTCTGGCTGCCGGTCTGGGCAGCGGCGCACTCCTTCTGGCTGCAGCCGGAATCTGGGGCATTAACCAGGCATCCAAAGCTCGCAGCGAGGGTGCAAGCAAGGCCATCGACATCCTCGCCCAGACGCAGCTCCAGGAGCGCGTTTCGCGTGAGGGCTGGCAGAACAACCATGCACCTACGATCAGCCAGTACGTTGATGTACGGGCAGGTGCAGGCGCCGGGGCAGGCGCTAACGCGCTGTCGAACGCCGAAGCAATCGCGCTGGCTCAGGCGATCAATGGCAATTCGGGGCTCAACTCCGCCATTGGGGGATGCAATTTCCTTCGCGTGGCGAGGTATTCCGCCCCGCAGCCTTGTGGTTGCGACACGTGCCAGGGTTAGCCCTTCCGGGGTGGGGCGGGAATCCGTCCCACCCTTAACCCTTAAAACCGCTACGATATGCTATTCGCTAAAAAAGAGTATCACAATATGGACACGATCCGCACAACATCCAAAGACGCCCTGAAAAGATCGCTTATGCAGATGTATCAAGGTGATGTGGCCACGATGGAGCGGATGTATGATTTCTACATGAAAGACATGGAGAAGGTCCCCGATTTCGACCCGGTACCGCCATCGATGCTCCAGCAGGCAAAAACAACCATCGGGGAGCTGTTCGGATGGGCCGATGCCAATCAAGACAAATTGGTCGGCGCCTACAATCTATTCAGAACTATCAGAAGCGGAGAGCCTATAAGCGCCGTGAGTGCCGCTGCTCCCGTAGCCGATGTTCCACCACTACCGAAACTATAAGCCATGCAACCCTATAAGATCGAAATATACATATATGCTGAATCCGAGCAGGAAGCCCGGGAGGTGCAGCAGGCAGCCTATGATTTCGTGAACGAGAACTACCAGCGAGGAGGGCTCGTGACGGCATCCAAACTGAAAGACCTGCTGATAAAATACAAGAACAACTTTTTCGTGCAAAACTTTCTGAAACGATGAGCGAGAACACCAATCCCCAGGAACCGCGTCAACCGCGGAACCTTTTCGAACAGATTCTGTTTGGCGTGCAGGTAACCAACGACAATATCGTGACGCTGCACGACCGCGTAGACGCCTTCGAGGCGAAAATAAACGCGATATACGATGCACTATACCCTACCTCCGAGCCTAATGCCTCCGGCGCGGATGAAAAAATAGAGACAGTAGGAGGCAAAACTAAATAATTACCCATTTTATGAGCTGTAACAAAATTCAAGCGGCTGTTATTACACCCGTTCTGGCAGCCGGATCGGTGGCTTCGCCGTACTTTTATGAGGTGAACATCACCCAGCGGCTTTGCTATCCGACGTGCGCAGACAACACTCCGGTATTCAATCCGCAGTTCTCGTTGAAATCGCTGTCACAAGTTGGGACCGGACGTTATGTGGCTACCGTCCATGTCGAGGGCATCATCTCCTATGTTCCGTGTAACGGCGGATGCGGATGCACCAAGCAGCAACCTCTCTCGCAGGATTTCACGATTCCCATTCAGTCGGCATCGACACCCACCGTAACCATCGAGCAGGGAGCCGCGATGAACGCCGTGGCGGCATCAGCCTGCCAGCCGTGCAGCCGGACATTCGTATCGGAGACGCCGATCACCGTAACGGTGGCAACGGCCGCAACCCCAACAGCGTAGCGGTATGCTGTGGATAGCCCTGCTCACTATGGTATGCGCCACCATTGCGCAGCACCTCGGGCTGGCCGAGAAGATCGCGCAGATCGGCAGCCAGGTTATGGCATGCCCGAAATGCCTCTCGTTCTGGGCTACGCTCTTTGTGCTGCTCGTTAACGGATGCAACATACTATGTGCGGTAGGGCTATCCCTATTTATGGCATACATTGCTAATTGGGTCGGATTCGCATATTATGGTGCGGAGAAATTATACGAAATATTATGGCAAAGAACAACAAGAAACCCGGATCAACGTCCTCAAAAGAAAAGGTCGAACCGGCAGTAATAATCCATACGCCAAATATCGTGGGAGTATATAAACCGCTGCCGCGGGTGAGGGCGTGCAAAAACTGTTAGATATGACATCAAGTGAAATGAAAGAACGATACGAGCGACTACATGACAAGATGGCCAGCATGGACGATGAGCACGCAGAAAAGGTGTTCGCGGGAGCCCAGATGTGGGCATTCGGGAAAATCGCGGAAACGTCGCCGACCATCGCCGAAATGTGGCTTGGGAAAATGGAGGCGATATGCTGGTATAATTACCTGTCAGACGCCGAGGCAAAGATGATCGCCGCGAAGCTCGTAAACCAAGACGGAAGCACCGGAGCAAAATGGAGCAAGGAGGCATTCCTGCAAACCGTGGAAAAGCTGGACGGGGAGGTCGAAAAGGAGCCGTATTACAACGACAATGCCCTATGGGTTACGGCTGTAATGATATACAGCGATCACGCCAAGAGTATCGCCGAGGATATGGGACACGCTTCGCCGGCTGATATTCCGTCCGAAAAAATGGCGCTATCTTGCTACCGGAAAGCCGTGGAGAAACTCTGCGACAAGGACCGGAAGCACTTTATCCGAGAGTATTTCGAAGATGAACTGACGTAGAAAAACGTCCTCGCATTAATTGCGGGGACGCTACTTTGTTATGAATGAAGAAATGACATACTGGCTGTCTCAGCTCGAAGTAAGCGAGTGTTCTGCGCCGCTGTTCGCCCTTGTGATCGCAAAGATCATGGAGGCTATATGAATCAAAACCGCGTCAGCAATGCGGCATTTTTCTCTCGTTCTTCTCGTTCAAAAGAAGCGAGATAATTTTCTGTCGTCTTCAAGTCCGTATGTCCGAGGCTTTCGGAAATATAGGCTATACTTGCCCCGGAACGCTTCAATACGGTGGCGAATGAATGGCGGGCCGTATATGTTGAAACCGGAGGCAACCCTAATGCTTTGGAAATAGACCTAAATTTACGATTTATGCAGCTTGTTAGGTCTTTTGCCTTTTGCCGCTGCTCCTCAATAGATTCTTTGCCCGTAAGAATAGGAAATATAAAACTATCAGGACTTTCTTTGTTGCCCCATCGTGATATAATATCCTGCATTTGAGGTACAATTATCGCCCGCACGGCTTTCCGGGACTTTGTGCGGTGCTCCGTCTTTTTCCGTACATAACTTATTTCCCCGTCCTCAATATCACTATATCGCAACCTTACGAAGTCGGCGACATTGATTCCATTGCACAAATACATAAACAGCCAATAATCGCGGTATTTTGCCGTTGCTTCGTATCCATCATCATAACGGGCTATCAAGCCTATCTGCTCCAATGTAAGGGCCAGTTTACGCCCCTCTCCTTCCTGTATCTCGTAGCGCCCCCGACCGAATGGATATTGTGCTTCCTTTACAATACCAATAGCCCGTGCCTGGTTGAATATCGATCGCAGAGCGCGCATATATATCGCAATAGTTGTCTGCCCCTTACCCGAAGCACGCATAAACTCTTCGAATCGACGCAGCCATGAAATAGATACGTCGATATATTGAACCTCCCGCTTTGAAAAAGCATTCATCGACAGCAACAATGCACGCAGAATATCCGCCGTCCCTATGTGGGATGTCTCCCGCAATTCCTGCTCTTTGATTTGGATGGATGCATTTACCGAAGTAGCGCCGGCTCCTTTCAAACGAGCACCTAACAATTCAAGCGTGAAACAACCTTTTGACGTTAAATCCTCGACAGCTTGTCGAACCAATTCAAAACTATTTTCTATATCTTTGCGAACGGATACAAGCGAATGAAGGCGCGTCGCATTGAGCCGCTGCCAATCATCGGGCATCATACTCTTACCGGTTGGGTAATAAGAGCGCACACGACGATACGATACCCGGATACGCACGGGATACTGGCCATTTGCCAACGCCCGGCGGGTGTCGAGAATAGTGGCCACCGTTACGCCATCCTTTGAATAGTAGTGGTTGTTCATTGCACATTATTTGCACACATCTTATTTATTGCGTGCAAAGATATGCAAAGATATGAAAAATAAAATTGCTCGACAAGTGTTGTTGTAAACGATATGAAAAGCTATGAAAAGCCATGAAAACCAATAAAATATGCATGGCATGCAAGAGGTCACGAGTTCGAATCTCGTATTCTCCACAATTAAAAATCAAGGGGTTGCAATAGTTTGCAACTCCTAATTTTTTGCCGTTGCTCACACAATTTGCGCCTATCTGTAAAAATAGACACAAAAAAAATCCCGCCGCTATCCAAGACTGGCGACGAGATAATGATTCTACAAACTGTTCCCTCGACTTTCTTTCCGCATCGCACTTTCCGCTAACAATTTTCCCGCATTCGCCCGCGACACATCATGCTCGATCTGCTGGTCCACCCATTCCTGCAAATCAGACTTCAAAAAAGATAGTTTGCCGTTGATCTTGGTAGACGGTATTTCTCCAGCGGCGGACAATTTGTAAAGTTTGCTTATCGTCGTTTTATATCCACGCCCATCAAGAAATGCGAGAGCCTGGTCCTTTGTCAGGTGCTCGTTCGTGTGGTAAGATTGAGCGGCGATCAAGCGCTTAAAGCAGTCCTCTGTAGCCTCAAATACCCACTTGCGAATTTCATTCTTTGTAATTGCTCCCATACCTATATTAAAATAAAGGCAGCTCTTGCTGCCATCCGTCAATGTGTCCCCGTAAAATCCGTTTGAAAGCCCGCCACAAATGCGGCAAAGACCTATGTTTCTTGAAATGATATTTGAAATCGTGGTCGTGTTTGACCCCGATCTTTCGTTCCGTGTCCACAACAAGCTGCATCAACTGTCCCCTCGAATAGCTTATATAGACCTCGGAATCGTCCCGCTGGCCGCCCCTGCGTTTTTCTTTCTGTTCGCCCATTGTTTTCCCGAATTAATCACTACCTTTACGTTGTCGGCGTTAGGGGTGATCTTTCGGGATTGCCTCTTTTTTATTTCCACAAAATCAGATCTTCATTTTCCGGCAATTCATATCTTTTACCGTTCAAAATTTAGGTACATCTTTGGTTTCCCGCCTCAACGTCCGTATCGCCCGGTCTATGGCATCTCCGATAATCGTGGGGTTCGGCTGTTTTCCCCGGCCGCCCCGCCGCCATTTCTGAAAATGATGCAGAATGCGGACAGCCTGAACCTCGTCCGGCTTGTCGTCCTGAAAACTGCACATTTCCCCGCAATGCCGTATATTCCAGGTAATGATACATTGCCCGTAGCCGTCTATGCCTTCATTCTTCAGAAAAGCACACTCGCCGCACTTACAGTACTTTTTCATCTTTCTCCAGTTCTTCAATCAGAGCGTCGGCAATCATGACGGAGCTTTTCGCAATGATTCCCGGAATAGCCTTGTCGCCATCGAAACCATTGCCGGCTGCCAAACATCCGGATATTTCGCTTTGCATCGCCTGCCCGGCATACACCCGCCGCCAGTACTCGCGGTCAGTATTTAAGTTTTGCTTAATAGCTGTCCCGACCATTTTGCGGGCGCCAGCAATATGGTCATACTCTCCCCGCTCCAGCTTCTCCAGATAGTCATCGTCGCGCATCATCAGGTCGTCCTCACTTGCAATATCAGGGTACATTTGTCCGTTTTCAAGATAAGCACCAATTTCGGAATACAGTTTTTTAGGGTCGCCATAAACAAGCACCCTAACAGGCAGGTAGGCACTATTTGTGATGTGTGAAAATTCAACGGGAAGCCCGCCCCTCGTGCACACCGCCGCACCTCGCTTGGCGGCCTCCAAATCGAAATTCTTCATGGTTTATTCAGTTTTAAGTAGTTCCGGATCGTCGTGGATGTTGCCGATGACTTCGCAACATTGCGATAACCATGATACGCTTTGCATTTCAGCAATGGAAGAATACGGATATACTGGCGCTCTATGGTCATAGCCGAACGACACAGGATTATCCTCGAAAGCAAGGCCGCCGGGCACTCGGAAGACTGACCGCACAATTCCGCTACCGTCTTCTTTGAATATATCCCCCTCCCAAATATCCCTGCCGTTCTTGTCTCTCAACCCCGTGAACTGGCCGACGGTGTTGGGATCAACCTCATGTTCGAAAGTATAATTACCGGAAAATTGAGTGATGAAATATCGTTCTTTTTTATCGTCTTTGAAATGACTAACCAATAACGAACCGTATATCCACTCCCCGTTGTCGAGGCGCTTGCCTCGGAATTTAATTTCTCTCATAACGATCTCATTTTACGATTTTCACATTCTCGTCCGCCCCGATGATTCCCTGGCGGCGCAGGCGCTTGATGAAGTTCTTCATGTTCAACGCCTGTTCGTAGTAGCAGTCCTTTTCGACCTTCACGTCCGATTTGACATGGCGGATAACCGTATCCGTATCAGGATCGTATTGGCGTGTTATCTCGGTTCGCATTTCGGCTTTCGAAGCCTCTCGCGTAGTCGCATTGAACTTGTAAAGGGTGTGACCGGGGACCTTCGTCAAACGACCGATCAGTTTGTATTCGTTCTGTTTCTTCTCGACGGCTTCGATCTGCGCCTTGCAAATCTTCTCGTTCGTGAGGCCGTCATGTGGAGTTAGAATATCCATAGCTCTATTCGTGAATCTCCCGCCAGCCAATGACATTTCGACTGTTGATCGCGACACCTGTCCCGCTGATAGTATAGGTGCATCCTCCTGCGTCACCGGCAGAACGCCATGCGATCGCAACATGTTCACACCCATCTAATGCCATATATTTGACCATGACATTATCATAAATCGGAGGTAACTCCTCTTTCGGATCATGCCAACGGGTCAACTCCTCACGCTCGGATTTTGCCCCCTGACAATACGCCGCAAAGGCCGCATCGGCTCGTTCTCCTTTCAAGTCATGCGCATCTCGTCGGTATTGATGCGCGTATTCTCGTGCTCTTTCCTCAATCGTTTCCATGTTTCAAGTTCTTTAAAGTGTTTAAAGATATTTACAGTTTTTTCGAGATTTTACGAGAATCTCGCTATTTTTTCAGAACGGGGAGTTGCAGTCTTTGCAAACCCCTCGGAATCTAAAGAACTCGTAATAACGCCCCAATATGCACACGGACAAATATCTTCGATACATATTGCGTTCACAGCTATTACACCCGCATCCCTGTATGCGCATTCTAAATATCGTCATAGCTCGCTCATTTCACCAAATCCACTTCTTATCGCCGAAACACTTTCGAATAACGTCATCTCTGGCATCATCAGACAACATCCTCCATTTATACCTGTCGTAAATGATATTCCCGACATATTCTCCCGTATTCTTATAAACCGACACAACTACATCGTCGCTGCCAGCTAAAGGCTCTGTAATAAAGTAAGCCATATCGTATTATTTTTCACTCTTTTTGAAATATTCGATAATCTCTGCGACCGTGGCCTTGCGGCAAGTAAGAGAATAAGCAAGGTTTGTATTTCGATTTTTGTGCACACAATACGAACTCCCGGCTAACTCGGTAACAAAATACTGCTCGTTGTAATTCTCATCGTTCATCGCCGCCAGCGCCTTGAACAGCTCGATGTTTTCGCCACAGTCAATAAATGCTGGTGATTTGGGTGTCTTAGCCCAAATACCAACATAACCATCCAAATCAGGATCGTAAGGTTCCGTAACTATTACCCAGTCTTTATGATAATCGCTTGATGTGACGGCAGGAGATACATACCGGCCTATACTCGACAGCCACACAGCCAGTTCTTTCCGCTTTTCCGCATCCTCGACACGGACAAAGCACGGGGTCGTGAATTTCATTCTATTCTTGTTTTAAGTTGTTCAATCTGTCTATCTCCGCGGCGATAGCTTCGACGGTCTTGCCCCGGCCTCGGCCATTGCGGCGCACTCGCTCTATCTTCTGAAACCGACGAATAACTCCAGTAGGTTGAAGGTATTCGTCAAGACCCGAATAGGCGACAACCTCATTGAGCCATTCCTTTACGTCGAACCCATCCGGCGGTCCTTGCCAAATACCATCAATCAAAAAGTTTTTCATTCCTCGGTCATGTTTTGGACAAAAAGTAGTTTTGTCGCACATTTGTCGGGGTCTAATGCGCAGGCCCCCGTTTCATAGCATGCACATTC